AGACTTGGCTCGTCGCATCCGATCATCGGACAGATTTGACAGGCTGATCATGGCAGATCGGCGCACCCCACCGACGACGACAACGTCACCAATCTTACACATCAGATCGTGGCACTCGACGCTGCTCAACTTGCGACCAACAGCCCCACGGAAGATGTTGACAGTAAACTGGAACAGTTCAACAAGAGGATCAGGGCCGGACGCACGTCCACCAAATGTCTTTAGCTTGGCACCTGCCGGGCGTACCTTCGATATGTCCCACCCCGGAGCCTCACCAGAATAGAGCATGGCAACCAGCTTACGATACGCCTTCGCCCAGCCTTCCTTTGAATCATGGACAACGATGGTGTCTTCCGAATCAAACATCTGGTCAGGAACTTCGGGTAGCTTGGCAATGTGCTGACGTTCGACAGAGAAGCCGACGCCTGTCCCGCACAGCAAGATCATCATGGCCTCATCGAATGCTTTCATGTCATCGACTGCCATGTACGCACAGTTATATCCGGACGTGTTATCCCGATCCAAGGCCGGACCTGCCGTCATCATCATCCGCATGGACGGCATAACAGATAGGGACAGGATCGCCTCACGGATTTGATTGACAACAACCTGATCATCAACCTTCCGGGACACCACGTTATCAACGTAACGATCAACCGTTTCTGACCATGTCTCTCGACGACCCTCATCGGGCAGCCAACGGGCATAGCGTGACAGGGCAATGAACTGCTGGTACTGGGTGGGTAGGTGGTTGGACAGCATTAGTTGATCTCCGGAATACTGAAGCGAAGGTTTGACCTTACTTGATAAATTTTCTGACGACCAACCGTTTCTTCCTCAATCCATACACGAACATTGAAGTTGCCTCGGTCAGCGTAGTAATTTTTAATCTTATGTACTAACTTCTGTGACGACAACTTGCTTTTCAAATAGTCTTGTGCTTCAGCCATTATTTTTCTCCAGTGCGGCCCATGATAGGGGGAATAGGTGTTTCATCTCACGACTAATATCTTGTGCAACCTTCTCTGTCTCTGCCTGTGCATCGTCCGAGATACGCAGACGGCACACCCGAGACCATGCCGCAAGGCTTCCTGTCCAGTACCACTCAGTCATCATGGACTGTGGCAGTACCATACGGGCCTGTTCAGGGGCAACGCCCATCTCAAGTAAGATAGTGTACGTCTTGCTGATGTTGTGGATAGCAGACTCATATATCTTCCACGCCTGACGCATATCAGGAATCATGTCGTGCTTGTCCGATCCTTGTTTCTTGTCGGGTGCTCGGGGTCTCCACGAAGGTGGGCTGAAGAAGCGTGGGGTGTCGTCCACGTATCGACGAGACACCTCGTTCCAGACAAGCCCGACCTGATGCTTGACAAGCTGACGTGCCACAAAGACGGGTGCCTCAATGTGGAAGGTAGCCTGTGCATGGCCGAAGGGTGTCCAGTGGTTGTGACGGGCCAGATACCCGATCAGCTTTTCATTCTGATCTTCGGTGTAGTTCTCTGCCTTCTTGGCAAAGGATACACGTGCCGCATCGACAACAGTCTGGTCTGTCCCCATTGAGTTGATGAGGGTAACTTGCATAGCATTGTCCTGTTGTTATTGGAGTCCGCGCTTCCGCACGATGGTTGATCGACGACCAATCTTCTTGGTGTGCTTACGACCGACAGGTTTGTTCCTGCGTCTGACCTTAGTCTGTAACGTCGATGTGTTAATTTTACTAGCCATTATTTTTCTCGGGCGTGTAGATAATTTCTGATCCAACTCGGTGTGGTTCGTAATCAAAGCTGAACTCGGCAAATGCCTCATAGAGTGCGTCAGTAACTATGCTGTACGCCACCCCATTTCCTTTTACTTCCATACAAAGGACAGGTCTGCATCGTTCAATGGTTGACATAGCCCCTCGAAGAACACCCGGCTCGTGTCCCTCAGCATCAATCTTTATCAGGTCAAGGTCAGGTAAGGCAAGGCTGTCGATGGTAATAACCTTAACAAAGTGTGACTTATGTCCCGGAACTTTCTCGCCGGGCATGGCAAGAGACCACATCCCTGAGTTGCCCTCCCTGTTATGGACGAGTGTCATCATGTCTGATGTCCATGAGGCTCCCTCATTCCGGAGGGTAACATTGTCCATCCCTTCGGTATTCTTCTGGAGACACTCAAAGTTTTCAGGGTTAGGCTCAAGGCTTATCACCTCACCAAACTCATCTGCCAGATGGCATGTCCAGATGCCGACGTGGGCACCAACATCAAGAGCCAGACGACGTTCCTTGGTAAGGCCAAGGACAACCTGACGTGTCCCTAGCTCATAGTCCGGTCCGGAGAAGTGTGTGTCAGAGTTGGGAAGCCAAAGACCGTTGACTTGTTTCATGAATACTCTTCCTTAAACGGGAACTGTTCCTGACCCTGTTCCTGCTCAATCCTGATGATCTCCCGATTAACATACCACTTGATCTTGTTCAGATCGTACAACGTAGTAGCACCGTCCTTTCTGCCCAGACGGTAAGCGGCCTTGAAGATATTACCGACAGAGAAATTCATCTGACGATACTCGATCAGGTCTTGCAACTCTGACGCACCTCTTGGCAGCTCGTAATAACTTGTGGACCAGCCGTCAGACTTAACCGTGGTTGAGGATGGCATTGATCTTTCTCCTGATGAATGTTGACTCGCCTGTGTTGATGACTTGATGGGCAAAGTGTCTGACCTGACTGAAGTCAACCCCGGCCAGATCGCAGATGGTGACAAAGTCTGTTGCTGTGACACCGACTTGGGCGAAGAGCCAACTCCTTGCCCTGCCTCGCTCAAGGACTGCTTCTGCTGATTCATTGTCTGTCTCTGGTTTTGTTGCATCGAGCATTGCCTGAAAGATAACCGCCATAAATAATAGTTTATGAGGATCACCTGAAGGGGTATCTGATATTGACTCAAGAGTTTCGGTCAGGTCAACTGTAATCTTTGAAGACACATCCCCTCACTTTCTTTTTCTGCTTCTCAGTCAGAAATTCTTGAGGGATGAATCGTATCTTGTCGATGAAAGCGTTATAAAATAAACGCTCATCCTCTGTGCCCGGCTCTGTCATAACATCACAGACGTGCTGGAGATTTGTCTCTCCATAGACAAGACCTCCTCTGCTCTCAAACTGTGAGAGGATTTCAAAATGAAAGTTACACTTACCCTGTTTCTTAATGTCCTCGTTGACACGTCTGGATGACGATGTATATGTGCGCCAGTCTGATGGCCGTGTTCTGATACCTTTTCTGTACTGGTGGTATTGTTTCTTACCTATATATCTCTGGCCTGTCAGAAGATTGACAATAAGATATACAAAACCGAATGAGTTTTCCGGGTCAAGTTTAATTCGTGATGGATTTTTCCAGTGTCCGTTGCCTCTCTTGGCTTTAACGGGTGACTTCCTCGACATTCGGTGTGTTTACCACATGAGTTAAATATTTTATTCCGTTGGAGTATCGGAATCCTCGAAGGCCATTGCCACCGTTGACATGGGACCAGCACTTAAATTTATGATCGCACCAAGAGCAACCCTTCGCCAAGCCGAGGTTACCTGACTTACCTTCTGGGACCGGATTGTGGCAAGGCGGTGGCGGCGTATCAGAATCGAGGAATTGTTTTGCATCACGTATCCTTTCTTCTGCGTTGATCATATGATTATCAGAGACAGTGCAGATGTTGATCTCGCCAGACTCTTTATTGATGGCAAGGAATGCTGCACGTTTCTCACCGTGAGACTGGGCGTACGCACTGATCTGTCCGATGTATCCGAACGGGTCGTCAGCGGCAAGAGTTTCGGCAGAGTCAAACTTACGGAAGCCGAACCGGGATGCTGTCTTCACATCTGTGATGACGCCATCGATACGTGCATCCATGTGTCCCTTGACACCGTCGATCTCCATCTCTTTCTGTTCGTCTTCAACTGTATGTCCTGCCTCACGGATAAGGAAAAGAGTGATAGCCTCCATGACATGACCCATCAGGAATTTAATCCTGAGACTATACGACATGGAACTATCCGGCTTACCGTCACGGATATCGTACCAGAGTTGACGATCAGGTTTGCCGATGTTCGACATTCGAAGATGGCTGG